TATTGCACAACGGAATTAGATTTGATAAACGTGGAACAGTGTATATTGATTTTATGAAGTGGATTCATAAAAATAGTATACCGTACGAGAGGCTGAGCCTACAAAATCAAATGACTATATTTTTTGATATTAGACTCCTTTAATAGATTTAATAATATTAAGCCCATTACGAGTAACATTAACTGTTTGTGAACCAGAAGTTGTATTAGCAAATAACGAATAAGTAATATCTGGATTAGTACCTATAGTTACTATAGTATTAGTAGTGCTAACTAGACCAGGAGTATTCGAAATACTCGGAAGAGATGCACCTGCATATTGTATAGTTAAATTTGAACTAACAACACAAACATAACTAACAGATGAAGTACCCGTTTTACTTAATATTTGAACAGTAAAATTCGAATCAAAATAATAAGCACCAGCAGTGACTAAAAGATTTTGTGCTCCTCCAGCCGTAATACCATTTAATGCAAGAGTAAAATAAAAAGTAGTATTAGCCAGTACAGTAGTTACTGTTCCAACTGCATTAAAAGAAAAAGTAGAAAAAGGAGTGGCTTCTGCAAAAGGAATTGGATTAGTAATTATTACATTACTAGCAAGTAAATCAAAACCAAGAGTCGCACCCGTAGCAGATTGACTATATGCACCAGTACCAACAGCATACACATTATCATCACTAAGACTTGTAAATTTAGAAGTCCAATTAACACCCTCACTCGGAGGAAGAGAATTTAGAATCAAACATCTCCACATTTTATTATTATATGAGCAAGTGTCGCCAAGATCATATACAGTATTAGGGTTCCAGTATAGCGGAATAGAATTCAGATGGGCAGGAGTACCAGAAGACACTAATGCAGACATTTTTATAATATCTATTTAGAAAATAAATTTAATAAAATTAACCGTGATGTATAAAAATTGACAGAGTTTAAAGCAAAAAAGACATAAAAGATTAGAAAAGAATGCCGGACTACCAAAAAGGGAAGATATACAAGATTTACAGTCTTAATGGGACACCCGAAGATGTTTATTATGGATCTACGGTTCAAACATTGGCTCAACGAATGTCTAAACATAGGGAACAAGGGAAAAATAGTAATAAATGTAAGTCATCTATTATATTTGATAAGTTTGGAATAGAGAATTGTATTATAGAGTTAGTAGAGTACTATCCGTGTAATACTGTAGAAGAACTTAATGCAAAAGAAGGATATTATCATAGGAATAATCCTTGTGTTAATAAATGTGTTGCTGGAAGAACAATGAAAGAATGGTTGGAAATTAATAAAGAAAAAGTAAAAGAAAAACACAAAGAATATTGTAAAAAGAATAAAGATAGTATATTAAAACAAGCCAAAGAATATCGTAAAAAGAATGCAAAAGTTATATCTGATAAAAAAAAAGAAAATTATAAAGTCAATAAAGATGCTATATTAGAACAACGTAAAGAAAATTATAAAGTCAATAAAGATGCTATATCAGAACGACGCAAAGAAAAAATAAAATGTGAATGTGGAAGTGAATTTAGAAAAAATATGAAAGTACGTCACGACCGTAGTATGAAACATCAAGACTATATATTCAAATTGATCCAAGATCCAACCACTAAAGAAAGCAACGATGAATAGCCAATTTGTGCCGTGCAGTTGTTTATATTCATTATAAGTTGGTACGAACACAAACCTATAATGATTAAACTCACAGTTAATTTACCTACAAACTTCGTGGAGGCTGGATGCAAAGAAAAACAGCATGATCGCCACGCCGTACTTTCTTTTTCTATTTCTAATCGTCTCTCCTCGATATGGAATGCGTGTTCTTGCTCAGCTTTGACGAGTTCGTTTGGTGGCTTTGGTTGGATCAAACTTCCTCTAGTAAACATTCTTAATAAAGAATATAAAAAAAATTAAACGAATTTTTCTAACGAGATACAATTACTTACAGTACCAGCAAAGTTTAACACATTAATTGTCATAACCCAAGTTTCACCAGGTGATATGGTAGTAATAGCGAATGATGTCTTGTTTCCAGCCCCTAATGAACTTGATATAGTATAAGGTAATGTAGCATTACCAGATATATTTATTTTAAACATACCATTCGTATTTCTATTACCAATACTAAATTGGCTAATATTTCCAGACATAGTAAAATTATAATAACGAAGACTACAGGCGTTTCCTTGAATAAACAAAGCATCAGGAGGTGTATATGTTACGGTATTCGTTGCTTGATTTAATGATAAATTATCTACTTTCATAATATTTGTATTTGGATTATAAGTAAGCGTATTGGCATCAAATAAAGGGTCGTAATAGCCAGACACACCACCACTTTGTACGAATGTTAGAAAACAATTCTGGTTTAAAATGGCTTGATTTGTGTGGTAAATAGCACCTCTTAGTCCAGTAACTGTAGGGCTATTATTATAACATATTTCTTTTGTCCCAGCGTCGTATTGTAAAAGACCTGATTCTGTTTGTGTTGAGTATGGTCTAATTGGTGCTACATAAAAAGCAGGATTTGGGGCTGATGAAGTAACGCCAGTAGCATTTAGAAAAATACTATTAGCAGAAGCATTATTTTGTCCTGCTGAATAACCAATCATTATAGAATTAGCACCTTGTGTAGTTTCACCTGCTGAAGAGCCTATTGCTACGGCATTTGCCAACTGCCCTGAATTTCCAGCATAATATCCTACTGCGACACATCGTGATGCTTGTGTTCCTTCACCTGAATGAGAGCCAATAGCCACTGCGTAATTTTGTTGTGAAGTATTACCAGCAAAATTTCCAATTGCCACACACTGACCTTGCTGATTTGTCTGACCTGCTTGATTTCCAAGTGCTGTTGATAGTGCTGTTTGTCCTAAATTTCCTGCTAAATTTCCAATTGCTACACAATTATTACTTTGTCCTGAATTTCCTGATTGATTTCCAATTGCTATACTATTAGCACCTTGTCCTGAATTACCAGTTAAACGCCCAATATTAATTCTATCATCAGTGACTGATAAATTCATATCAATTCGTCCTGTAAAATTAGTAGTTCCAGCAACAGTTGTTAAATCATTAATATTTTGAGTTTTTGTTTCCAGTGTTGTAATACGACTATTATTATTATTCGTAGTGACTGAGCCATTAGCCATCAAGTACTCAAGGGCAGTGCCTCCTTGCTTTATAAAACTATTTGCTGTTATATCAGCAGAATGAGCGTCAATTGTAGGACCTAATACAACTATTGGTTGGGTTAATCCTGATAATGTAAGTGTATTATCAGATGTTATAGTTATGTCATCACCGCCAATAGTAACATTACCAGCACTACCAGCAGAAATACTAACACCGCCATCAGCCCCTGCTTGTAAAGCAATACCACCTGTTCCTTCTGCTACTAAATTAATACTACCGCCTCCACCACCACCACCAACATTTCCAGAACTAATCGTATTACCAGTCATTCGTAGATTTTCACCAGTGGTAGAATTAAGAACAACGAATCCTGTAGTAGCAGTTGAGGCAACATTATTGGCTACTTGCTGAGTTGTTCCTGTTTGGATTGTGACTGGCGTTATAGTAGTAACTGCTCCACCACCTGTAATGGCACTCTGAACGAATGCCGTTGTTGCTACCTTTGTGCTATTATCAGTGGAAGGAGTCACCGTAGGAGCAGTAACATTACCAGCCCCAGCCATATTAATACTTGTGGCAGTGGCAATGAAAGGAGTAGTTGGTCCGCCACCAGGCGGTGCAATATTAAAAGAAGTAGCAGGTGGTAGAGTCATTATAGCAGAAGAAGGTTGTGTAGGTGCGCCAACTGTAAAAGACATTCCATTTGTAGAAGTTAATCCGAAACTATTACTTTGAATATTTGAAGTTAATGGATTTGTTACACCACCACCAATAGTTCCTTGTGGACTCCAAACTCCTGGATTTCCTAATGGAATTACATTTGTATTAACACTTAATGCTAAATATATAATCGTTTCATAAGAAACACCATTCCCAACAAGATATGTAACGTAAGGTGACCATTGAACGTAACTCATTTTTATATTATAAGAAAAGAAAATAAAATCTTTATATATAACACAATGGAAGAAATAGAACAGTATCCTCTCGGTGACGATGATATTAGAACTATATTAGGAAATAATATATCTATATTGAATTATCCTGATCTTGAGAATATGGAATCTGCAGATGAAATGTTTGACGATCAAGGACGATGTGTATTGTTATTTCCTACATTCTCTGAGCAGTCCGGACACTGGTGCTGTTTGATAGATTGTCCGGATAGAATAAATTTTTTTGATAGTTATGGTGGTCGTCCTGAATCTCAAAAAGCGGGATTAGGAAAAGCACGGCTAAAAAAATTAGATATAGATCATCCCGACTTGACAAAATTATTAAGAGCGTCCGGTAAACCAGTATATTACAATCATCATAAATTTCAGGAATTGAGTCCGATGATTGGAACGTGTGGCAGGCACTGTTGCATTCGTTTATTGAACAAAGATAAATCATTAGATGAATATTATGATATGATTAAGAAATCTGGTATGAATGCGGACGATTATGTTTCTAAACTCACATACAAAATCTTAGGTAAATAAAAGGCAAAATTAAAATATTCGTTAGTAATATAAAAATGTTCGCTCGATCACAACAGAATAAAGTGTCGTATTCAGATGATAGCTCAGAACCCAATTACGTTTACTACGATGCCACTATCATTTCTAATGATTTTGATGATGTAGACAACTCTGGAGTAGTTACTTTTGACCCGCCAATTACATTTAATGATCAAAGGACGTTTCCGCTTATCAAAGATGCATCTTTATATGAAATGTCAATAATACGGTTTACCCTCAACGGCCCAGGCTTAGATCTTCCACTTTTCATTCCCAGTATTCAATTGAATCAAACAGATGTAAATTTAACGGAATACTCTGTGACATTGACCTATAATCAACAATGGAATGTTCCACTTACAGCAGGTGGAACAGTATTGAAAACTTTTACTATCGCACCAACTCCATCTTATGTAATATACTCACCAGAAAACAAAAATCCAATTTTAGCACCAACACCTCGTATTCCAATGCCTGCAGCAGGTACTCGCTATGGTGTTCAAGATTTGTCCAGTAAATATTATTGGATTACTACGTATGATTACTGGTTGACTCTTGTTAATAATACATTTGTAACTGCAGCACAAAAAATATTTACTGCTTTTCAAACTGAATGGTACGCAACACCTGGAGTCCTAGCAGGATCGTTTCCATATGCTAATCTAACAGCATTTGAAACAGCCGTTTCTATTCCTTATATGACATACGACCCAAATACTTTACTATTTACTATTTATGAAGACTCTGCAGGATATGGACCACGATTGTTAAGTTTCACTCCAGCAAGTCCCGGCGCTCAAACAGCACCCCAGTTCAGAATCTTTTTTAATACGAATATGAATGGTTTGTTTAGTAATTTTACTACAAGATACTGGAATGTTGTGAATATACCGAGTTCTGTTTACAATGGTGTTACCTACGGTGCTTTAACTGTCCCTAACGTAGGTGGAATTTATGACGGATATGTCTATGAAGTAATGGTTACGAATAAGTTCTTTCAGAACGTAAATGATTATCGTAATGCACCATTTGCTGGAAACCCTCCTGCTGGATATGTGCCTATTGCATTACAATCAGTCTATTGGGTCAATACTCAAAACTATAAATCGATCGACTCTCTCTGGTCTCCGATTGGTTCGATTGTATTCACTTCCAGTCTATTACCAATTAAAACAGAAGATACTTCTCAGCCTAATATACTTGGTTCTTCCAATACTGGAATATCGAATCCTTCCGGCTTTTCTGCTTTCACTCCGATCATTACGGATATTGTTGTTGATACTTCCGAACGTGGTGGTCACGCTTGGCGAGAGTTTACGGAGTATCTTCCACAAGCCGAGTATCGTATGACTTCTTTTGGATCGAGTCATCAACCGATTAGTAATATTGATATATCAGTGTTTTGGAAGAATCGACTTGATAACAATCTTTACCCTATTTACTTATACAATTTAGCAACAGTTAGTATTAAGATAATGTTTAAGAAGAAGCCCGCATATTTGAATCAATTATGAATTGAATTAAGATGTTTTTTTGATTGTAAATGAACTTTTATATGTCTTTTTGTATATGTTATACCACATTCGCATACAACTTTTTGACTTTGTTTTTTAGATATATATTCTTTATTGGCTTCACGCCATTCTTTACGATATTTTAATACTGCTTCTTTATTCTTTTCATAATATGCTTTGTCACGTTCTTTTTTAGTGCTACCTTCAATCACCATATTAACACATTCAATCTCTTTTTGAAAATGACCCTCTCTACGGCGACGTTCATCTTTAGTCCCTTCAAATGTTTCAATCAGTTCTATCCGGCAGTTATCAATTCCATATTTGTCAAAGAGAATGAATGATGTTGTAAAATTATGTTTACCCTTCTTCCAATGTGTATAATGACTAATATGTAATTTGAACCTACGGTGTAGAGTCTTGGATGTACTTCCGATATATACTTCCGATCCTCCTACAATTTTATAGATACTCATTTCCTAATCCGATTTCAGATTTGAATTAAAATCAAATTTTTTTTTCTACAGATAGATTATAAAAAAGAATGTCTGGCGATATTGAAAAGTTGGCTGTATTTGATTCTCGTATTGTGCAACAGCGTCCCAGTTACGCAGTTGAAAAGGGCGCATTGTCGAACACAAACGCTCCGTTCAATGC